ACGAGGCTTGGCGCGCGCCGTTCGTGAGCGACTGCCCCGGCGTATTCGTGAACGCCTCCGGAATCCGATGGACGTCGCCAGGATTGTTCCTCAGGAACTCGTCGATCTCGGCTTGCGTGGGCGGCGTGAAGCCTTCCTTCTCGGGCCAATCGATCTTGTCGACTTGGGTGTGCACGTTCTGGATCTGGGTGGCCATGTCACGCATCGCCCCCGTGGAGTCGTAGATCGTGCCCGTGGCGATCTTGGCCGCATTGGCGTTCGCCATCCACATATCGGCCAGCTCTTGCAACCCCGGAATAACCTGTCCGGTTTCCTCCTGCAGCGAGAGATACCGCTTGACCAACCGTTCCAGGATGATGTCGTTCGACAACTGCTCAGGCGTCAGGCTCGCAAAGGCTTCCTGGAGATCTTGCATGTCCTCGAAAAACTGCGTGCCGAGCAAGTCATCGACGACCCCAGTGATCCGCTGCTGTCGCTCCAGCTCGTCGTTGAAGTCGCCGAGCAGCCGTCGGAAGTGCTCCAGCCCTTCCCGGTTCTGCGACCCCCACGCCGCAGCCAGTTCCTGGCCGGCCTCCCCGGCCATGTTCCTGATGTTGTCCAACGAGCCATGCGTCTTCAGGAGTTGGTCCTGCAGAATACGGATCTCTGCGTTCGCTTCCTCAAGTTGTCGACGGCCCTCAGACTTGCCAAGGCCAAACAGGTTCCCAATCTTCGAAAGTCCCGCCACGATCGCGCCCGCGAACTGGCTCAGGATGGGCCCCACCATCGGCACGAGCGAGAGCAGGCTGGACGCGAGGTTGGTCGCAAGCGACTTGACGGCGCCACCAATGCCGCCGCCCCCTTCGAAGGCCGATCGGAAGATGTTATTGAGGTCGCCGAGCGCACTCCGGCCGGCATCTTTCAATCCTTCGAACACCCCGCCCCAGTTCTTCGGGACCAAGTCCTCGATCGACACGCCGGCGTCCTTGGCCATCTGCTTGAGACCGGCTTGGTTGTTGATGTCGCTCAGAACCTTCTGGTATTCCTTCGCCGCGGCCGTCTGCAGTTGCCAGAGTTCGACCGCCCCGCTCTGCGACAGCGTCATTTCATACTCTTCGTACGACTGCGACAGCCGCGCCATGTCCTCGTTCTGGCGATCGATCTCCAGATTCATGTCGAACAACGCTTGCCGATCGCGATCAGCTAACTCGTCGACGCGCTCCAGTTCAGTGAGCCAACCCTTCAGCGATTCCGACTCGGTCAGCTCGATGAAGCGCTGCTGTTCGTCAGCTAACTCTTTCGTGCTCTTCGCGAGCGCCTTCGCGGCCTTGTCTCCAGAGAGGAATGCTCCAGTCGCCCCAGTGACTTTAGCCCCCGCCGCCCCAGCGGCCGTACCCACGGCTCCTAAGGCGGTCGATGCCGACGCAGCACCGGTAGCCAATGTGCCCTGCGTGCCACGCGCGGCTTCCATCGAGGCAACCATCTGATCCAGGGTCTTGATGTAGGTGCCGGAGGTGGTATTGACGTTGGCTTGAGCTTGGTCGGTGTCTTTCAGCGCTTTCCCGCGCGCCACCATCGTCACCATGAGGCGCTGAATCGCCTCATCATTCTTCCGATAGGCCTCTGTGCCGATGCCGATCGCGTTGGGGAGCGCCAGTTGCGCTTTCCCGAGATACAACGTGGCGACGGTCACCCCGTCGATGATTTGCCGGACGTTGCCGAAGAGTTTATAAATGGCGTAATACTCCGTGACGAGGAAACCGGCCGACGTCACCGCCACCTTGGCAAAGTTTGCCAACGCAATCGCCGCGTCATCGATCAGATCGGCAATCGCCCGAACGAGATTCCCCTTCTCTGCCCCAAACGCCTGAGTCAACGCCTCGGAGATACCATCCAACCCGGCCATAATGACGGGCGAGGTCGCTACGAGGCGCCCGAGTTCGTTTTCAAAATTCACCCATTGCGCCCGGGCTTGTGCGACCTTCTCATCCAGTCCATCGGTCTGAACGCCGAGCCGGGCAATGGCACCGCCGACACTGTCGAGAATTGCCACCCGCGCGGCTTCCAGCTTGCCTTCTTCGGACAGCTGTTCGCGCGTGGCCCCCAGTGACTTCGCGAAGGCGGTCTCGGCTTTCTCCAGATCGATCTTGCCGGTCAGGAGCGCCAACGACCGTGTGCGGCCCGTCAACATCGCGTCGTTCATGGTCTCGAGCGCGGTCGCCACGTCGCCGCCTGTCGCTTGCGCCAACGCGAACGCCCCTTGAGCCAACGTGCCAAATTGCTGATCGGTCAGGTTGAGGCCCGCCGCGAGATCCTGCGTGGCGGTCTTCATGAGATCGAAATCCGAGATCGTGCCGTGCGTCCCTGCACGGAGTTCGCCCAGGAGCGTCGATCCGAGCCGTCCTGATTCGTTCGTCAGATGCTCAAAGTTTTCCGCGACATCTGCGACCGTGGCGCCATGGAGGGTGATCGTTTTGAGTTCACTCACTAACCCAGTGACCGCAAACTTGACGGCACTGAATGCCGCCTGGGCCGTGACGAATCCTGCCGCAGTCGTCAGGATGCTTTTGCCGACTCCGGCAAGACTCAGTCCTAGGCCGCTGGTCGCCGTCTCGGCCTGCTTAGTGGCGGTCTGGATCGCGACCATATCCTTCGGCGCTTGTTGGCCGAGCGCCTTGTATTTCGCGATGGCTTCGGTGACGGTGGCGTTGAGGCGCTTCTGTTCCGCCTCGGTGAGCTTGGTGACGCCGCCGAGATCGTTGACAGCCTTGACGGCGAGCGTCGCTTCAGACAGCACCTTCCGGCCGCTGAAGGAATCCCCTATGCGCGTGAGCGCCTTCTCCACCTGGCCGGCGCCAGATTGGAACGACCTTAGTTGTGTCTGGGCTTGATTGACGGCGGCGGAGAACTGCTGGAAATCGGCCCTAAAGGTCGCACTGATAGCCATGGTCAGCCTACCCTCGCACCCTTCGACAAATTGCAGAACGCGTGTGTCGCTTGGATGTTGTCGGTGGTGTGCGTGCCCCCGCGTGACAGCGGAATCTTGTGATCGAAATGGATGCCGAATAGATCGAATGGCTTCGCGCAAATAGCGCAGAGACCATTCGACGTCTTCAATACTTTCTTGTAGTCGATATTTTCTACTTTGGTTTGCTGTTGAAGTGCTCTCCGTCGCGCCACGTATTCTCTCTTTTTAATGTGGTGGACGGAGTTCCAAGCCTTCTTGTACGCCTTCATGTAGACAGATAGTTCAGCGCGTTTCTCAGTGGTCTGCCTTGCTCGATAGGCTTTCTTGTACGCACTAATCCGATCTTTATTAGCCGCGTGATAAGCCCTGCCTTGCGCCCTAATTTCAGCGCGATTCGCCTCTAGATACGCCGCGTTGTACGCTTTTTTCTTGTCTTTGTCGTAACGATCTTTGGCTCGTGCTAACTGCTGTTCCTTGTGCTTCGCATACAACGCCTTACGTTTCTCTGGATGAGCAAGCCAGTACGCCTTCTGTTGCGCAAGGATTCGCTCCCTGTTAGCCGCATATCTGATGCGGCTGCGAGCGTTCTTCTTTTCTCTGTTCACGGCCATCTGGTTACGTGTGGCGCTGCTTCTGTTCGTCCTCGATCATCTCCATGAGGACGTCGTACACGTCGAGCGGGAGTTCAGCGACCCACTCGTATTTCCATCCGTTCATCCAGCGACAGACTCGGAGATCACTGGCGATGTACTCCCGCTGGTTCGGGCGTTTTTTCGTTCGTCCCGCCTGATCCCGACCTGCTCGTCGTGCCACTCGATCGCGGCCGAGACTTCGCGAAAGCTGTCCGTCTCCAGGTGGTTCAGCGCAGCTACCGTGAAGGGCTCCGATCGGCCCTCCGCGTTGACGAACGACCACGCCACGATGTACTGCGCCATCTTGGTCAGGCCGACTTGATTCGGATCGAGGACGGCTTTTTCGCCCTCGTTCAGTTCCTTGACGATGTCCGTGAAAATGCGTCGCGTCTCGCCGGCGTTGAGTTCGGCCTTGACGTCGACCCAGTCCCCGTCCGCCGCAGACTGCTCGACCATCGCTTCAGCGTCCGCGATGGCATCCGGCGGGGCCTTCTCGTCGATCAGTTTCTGGAGGGCTCGTTTGTGGACATCCACGAGATACAACCGGACTTGGTCCGGCTGGACAAACCGACACCGCTTTCCCATATACACGTCTCCTTGAAACCCATTGGACTCGTCTCCACGATGCCGGTCAGTAGACCGGCGGTTCTAATGTCGCCTGTATGCGGGTCGTCCCCACTTGGATCGTCTTCACCGGGAAGGCCCAGAAGCCGTTTCGCCCCGTGCGCGGCGCCGTGAACAACAGCGGCTTCTGTCGAGCCTGGAAACTGTCCACCCGATCGACGATGGCGGACAGGATCCAGGCCCCCTTTTCTCGCTTGGCGATCTGCCAGCGACGGAGGACGACCGCTGGGCGATACCCCCAGACGATCGTGGCCTCCGTCCCGTGCAGATTGACGTTCTGGAACATCGACCCGACCTATGGCGATCCGACCGGGATCGTCCACGGCCCCGCCGCACGGAACTGCGACGCGACTTTGGGCGCCCCGTTCACCGAGCAGTCGATGTCGACGTCCAGGTAGGCTAGGCCGCTGAACACGAACCCCGGCTCGGTGGTGTTCGGTTCCAGCTCCAGCGTCCCCGGTGTCGTCTGTTCCGTCGCCTGAATCAGATCCACATCGTCCGAGTTCCAGAACCCGGTGAGCGTCCCGCTGACGTCACGTAGGCCAGGGATGTAGACCTTGTTCGTGTCCTGGAAGCAGCTGACGTCCTCGTAGTCTGTCTTGAGCGACAGCGTCCAGCCTTTCATGCTGATGAGATTGGTGGGCGAGCTCCCGGCCGCCGACCACATCACTTGTCCGAATCGACCCGTCTTGATCATCGTGTTCTCCTTCTCCTATCGCAGACTCATCTGCACCCGGTACTCGCCACCCCGATGTCTCCACCGCAGACTCGGATCACCTTCATCAACTTCGGTGTAGCGCACACGCCGCTCCCGATGGCACGTCATCCACTCGTACCCCTCAACCGAGACTGGAGACCCCAGCCCGATCGGTTGGTCCTCCAGCAAGGCGTCGATGCGTGCCGCCGCCTCTTTCAGATTCGCCGCCGTGGTCGAGAGCCCGACCGCCTTGACGAGATACAAGTGGTCCTCGATGGCACGCCCACCGAAGACCGCCTCGTCGACTTCGTCGATCAGCGACACGATCACGAACCGCTGCGCTCCCGGT